TTAGTATCGGTACAACAAATCTATATCAATACGAGTTAGATGTAATAGAGAGTTTATAATGGCTAGAGGTTTAACAAGTGCAGTTAATACAGAACTAGCTACAGACAGCTTAAATCCTGTTACATTAATTTATTTAGGGGTATCAACTGGAAGCAGATATACAGATCATTATAAAGATATTACTTACGATTCTAATACTTACACAGCTTCATCTTTATTTTTAAATGCTTCAGCAGTAAGTGAAAGTTCTGAAGTAGAAATTACAAATATTCAATTAAGATTTTCTGGTGCAGATCAAACTATTATATCTTTATTCTTAAATAATAACTACATGAGTAAAGATGTAGAAGTTTATAAAGGTTTTTTAAATGATAGTCAGGGATTAATTGCTGATCCTGTAACTTTATTTAAAGGTAAGATTGAATCTTTTAGTGTTGATGAAGAAATAGATAATTCAACAGTAACAATTACAGCAACTTCACATTGGTCAGACTTTGAAAGAGTACAAGGTCGTAAGACAAACACAAACTCACAACAAATATACTTTGATGCAGATGTAGGATTTGATTATGCATCACAAGCTATTGCAGAATTAAGATGGGGTAGATCGTGATACAAGAAGTCGTAGAATTATTTAGAAACTTTAAAAGATATGATTGTATGGACGATAATGAATTAAGATTATATTTGATGCCATCAATGAAATTAAAACAATGTATGTATGTTTATGATAATGATGAAGTCGTAGGATTTGCTAATTGGGCATATTTACATAATTTAGTAGAAAAAAGATTTAAAGAGTCTGGCAAGATAAAACAAACAGAATGGAAGTCAGGCAGAAATGCTTGGTTGATTGAAGTCGTATCAATTAGAAACACAAGAGAACTTACTAAAAAACTTTATAATTATTTTAAAGAAAGAACACCAATAGGTGATTGTGTTAAATGGTTAAGAGTAGATGGTCAGGTTAAAAGATTTGGTCAAAAACATAAAAGGGAGTTTCATAGCTAATGGGTGGTATAGTTGAAAGTATTGTTAATGTTGTAAGTAGCTTTATTAGTTGGCTTATACCTATTCCTGAAGTACCAGAATTTGATACGCCTGATAGTGAAACACCACAAGGTATTTTATTAAACAAAGAATCTAACAATGCACAAATACCTGTAGTTTATGGTGAACGTAAATTAGGTGTAACTAGAGTTTATGTAGAAACATCAGGTAGTGATAATCAATATTTATATGTAGCTGGTGTATTATGTGAAGGTGAAATCCAATCAATAGAAAAAATATTTATTGATGACAGAGAAGTTACTTTTGATGGTGCATTTACTCATCACGCAACTAGAGAAGTAGATAGTTCTGATTCTACATATTATAGAGATGGCGAATCTTGGATTCAAGTAGAAGCATTTTTAGGAAAAGACGGACAAACAGCTTCAGATATTTTAACTACACAAACTAATTGGACATCTAATCATAGATTGCGTGGTGTTGCTTATCTTGCATTTAGATTTAAATGGAATCAAGACATCTTCGGTGCAATACCTAATATCAAAGCAGTTGTTAAAGGTAAAAAAGTTTATGATCCAAGAACAACTACTACAGCTTATTCAAATAACTCTGCATTATGTTTATTAGATTATTTAAGAAATAGTAGATATGGAAAAGGTTTACCTGATGATGCTTTTGAGTCTAACTTTCAATCATTTCAAGATGCGGCAGATGAATGTGAAACACAAGTTACACCTTATTCTGGTGGGTCAGATATAAATTTATTTGAAACAAACGGAGTATTAGACACAAGCCAAAAGGTTATTGATAATGTTAAAAAACTATTAAACCCTATGAGGGCTTTCTTCACTTATACTGAAGGAGTTTATAAACTTACTATTGAAGGAACAGGCACAGCAGTTAAGACTATCAATTCAGATAATGTTGTAGGTGGTGCAAAGTTATTAGGTGAAAGAAAGAATAATAAATACAATCGTATTATTGCAACCTTTGTAAACCCAGATAAAAACTATCAAGAAGATACTATTTCATATCCACCTAATGATGATTCTGGTTTACCTAGTGCAGATCAACACGCAACTATGTTAGCTGATGACGGAGTTTTATTAGAAGGTAATTATTCATTTCCAAATGTAACATCAGTTTATCAAGCACAAGGTTTAGCAGAAGTTATTTTGAGAAGATCAAGAAACCAATTACAAGTTCAAGTAAGATGTACTTCAGAATTTTTAGATGTAGCTGTAGGTGATATAGTTCAAATCTATTACCCAACTGGTGGATTTAATAATAAACCATTTAGAGTTCTTGGAATGACAATCAATGAGGATTTAACTGTTGATCTACAACTCTTTGAACATCAAGATAACTTTTATGCTTGGACAGAAAAGGCACAAGCACCAACAATAGCTGACACAACTTTACCTAATCCAAATGTAGTACAAGCACCAACATTAACTGTTGGAGATACATTAATTGAATATAACCAAACACCTTTGATAGCTTTAGATATTACTATAGGTGCTAGTGCAGATGCTTTTGTAGATTATTATCAAGTAGAATATAAATTAAGCACAGATTCTAATTACATTATCTACGCACAAGGAAGTTTATTAAATCACAGAGTATTAAATGTTATTGAACAAGCTACTTATGATGTAAGAGTCAAAGCAGTTAATACTTTAGGTGTATCATCTAGTTATGTAACAGCACAGCATACAGTAGTAGGTTCAACTGAACCACCAAGTGATGTTGAGGACTTTGCTTGTAACATTGTTAATTCAGATGCTCATTTATCTTGGGAACAAATACCTGACGTAGATTTATCACATTATCAAATCCGCTATAGTACAGAAACATCTGGTGCTGAATGGCAGAACTCAGTTTCTTTAGTTGAAAAAGTTTCTCGTCCAGCAACATCAATTACTGTACCAGCTAGAATAGGTACATATCTAATCAAAGCGATTGATAAACTTGGTAACTATTCAATTAATGCTACTGCGATTGCAACTAATCTAACAGCAGTTGGAACATTTAATGCAGTAACAACTCAATCAGAACACCCTACATTCTCAGGAACTAAAACAAATATAACATTAGAAAATGATACCATAAAATTGACAGATTTAAGCCAAGACGGAACTTATGAATTTGCTAGTCCAATAGATATAGGTGCAAAACATACTTGTAGAGTTACAGCTTCTATTACTCAGTTTGCAGAAAACCCTAGTGAATTATTTGATGATGGACGAGGATTTAGTTTGTTTGATTCTGCTACAGGTTCATTTGACGGCGATTCACCTTCTAACTCAAACGCACATTTAGAAATTAGTTTATCAGATGATGGCACAACTTATACTGCATTTAAGAACTTTGTGATTGGAGATTATTCAGCTAGATACTTTAAATTTAGAGTATTCCTAAGATCAAGAGATGGTGCAACAACTCCAGTTATAAGTCAGGTATCTGTAACAGTAGATATGCCTGATAGAATATTTAGTGCTAATGATGTTGTATCTGGTGCTGGAACTAAAACTGTAACCTTTACAAATCCATTTAAAACGAATACTTATGCAGTAGGTATCACAGGCGAAAATATGGCTACAGGAGATTACTTTATAGTGGAAAACAAAACGATTAATGGTTTTGACGTGACATTTAAAAACTCTAGTGATACAGCAGTATCAAGAACATTTGATTACATAGCAAAAGGTTATTAATGGCACAACACGATTATATTATAAGCAACCAAACATTCCCTTCTTATAGAACGGATCACAATAATAGTTTATCTGCAATAGTTTCAAACAACTCTGGTGCAACAGAACCTAGTACAACATACGCATATCAATGGTGGTATGACACAAGTTCAAATATTCTTAAATTAAGAAACGCAGACAATGATGCATGGATTAATATTGGTACATTTAACCAAACAACAGATTCAGTAGTATTAGTAGGAACTGAAGCTACTCTACCAACGATTACTTCTATCTCACCTGACACAATAGATAACACAGCTTCTAATATTGTGATTACTGGAACGAATTATGTGATTACTCCAAATGTTGAGATTATTTCTACTACTGGTGCAATTACATTTCCTAATTCTGTAACAAGAGATTCAGCTACTCAATTAACAATCAATGTAACTTTACCAACTGATGGAACTTATTTTATTAGAATAGAAAACCCAGATGGTGGTGCGGTTAGATCATCAACTGCTTTACTTACAGTTTCAGATGCACCAACTTGGAGTACTGCGGCTGGTTCACTTGGAAGCATAGCGGCAGGAAGCACTGTATCATTATCTGTATCAGGAAGTTCTGATAGTACAGTAGCATATTCAGAAACAACAGCAGTACTAACTTCAAATACAGATACACCAAACTCTACAATGAATTTATCTTTAAACAGTTCTACAGGTGCAATCACAGGAACAGCACCAGAACCAACTGCGGAAACAACATATAATTTTACACTTAGATTGACAGACGATGAGTCACAAACTACAGATAGAGCATTTTCCATAACGGTGACAACTGGAATTAATAACTCGGGGCAATTTAACTAATGGCTAGTACTTATTTAACAAACACAGCAACAACACCGACAGACCAAAAGAAATTAACCATTTCTGCTTGGGTAAAAAGAGGTAACTTATCTTCTTCATCTAGTTTTGGAATAGGTGGTTTCGTTAATTCAGGGGGTGGTGGTAGTGGTACAATGCATTTCCGTTTTAAAGATGATAGTTTTAATGGTTATTATTATGATGGTTCTATTACTAGATTAAATTTAACCACTAATAGATTATTTAGAGATACCTCTGCTTGGTATCATATTGTATTAGCAGTAGATACTACTCAAGCAACTACTTCAGATAGAGTAAAAATTTATGTTAATGGAGTTCAAGAAACATCTTTTCTTGACTCTGATTACCCAGATCAAAACATAAATTTTTTAAGTAGTGGTGATATTTTACAAGTAGGTAGAGTTACTTTTACAGGTAATCAACAAGTTTATTATGATGGCTCTATAGCACATTATCACTTCATAGACGGAACAGCTTATGCCGCATCAGACTTCGGTGAAACAGATGCAACAACTGGAATATGGAAACCTAAAACTGCACCTAGTGTTACTTATGGTACAAATGGTTTCTTCTTAAAGTTTGAAAACTCAGGTGCTTTTGGAACAGACAGTTCTGGTAATGGAAACAACTTTACAGTTAATGGTACAATGACACAGACGTTAGATACGCCTAGTAATGTTTTTGCTACTATGAATCCTTTAATTCCTTATAATACAGCAAGTGCTGGTAATGGTACTTTTTCAAATGGAAATAATAGCGTTAGTTATTCAACTACTTATGGGTATACTTTTGGTACATTGGGTGTTTCAAAAGGAAAATATTATTGGGAAGTAAAAACTAATATTACAGGTAGTTCTAATGGTACAGGTGTTGGTTTTCAAGATATGGATAATTTATACAATCCAACAACTGACCCAACTTCAAATGTTTATGTTTATGGTAATACTGGAAATACAAGGAGTCCAGCTGGTGACGGAACAAGTTATGGAGATAGCTATACCACATCAACTATTGGAGTTGCATTAGATTTAGATAATGGAAAAGCATATTTTTCAAAAGACGGAACTTGGCAAAATAGTGGCGACCCAACTTCAGGTGCTACTGGAACAGGTGCGGCTTTTAGTTTTACTGTTGATGGTACTTATGTTCCTTATTCAGCTGACGATTCTTCTGGTACAACAAGTGTTTCTTATGATTTTAACTTCGGCAATGGCTATTTCGGAACTACACCTGTATCATCAGCACAAAATCCTGATGATGGTATCGGAATATTTGAATATGATGTACCAGCAGGTTATAGAGCATTATGCACTAAATCAATTAATGCACAGGAGTACAGCTAATGGCACAGATTAATAAACCTACAGATTATTTTAATACTATAACTTACACAGGTAACGATGTAGATGGAAGAACTATAACAGGAGTAGGCTTTCAACCTGATTTTACATGGATAAAATCTAGAAGTAATGCTCTTTCACATTATTTAATTGATTTAATTAGATATGATAGTGGTGCATCTAAATATTTAAAATTAGATTCTTCTTATAATGGTGCAGATGAAACACCTAGTGCTGCTGGTTGGGTTTCTGAATTAAATTCAGATGGTTATGTATGTAAAAATGGAACATCAAATACTAATAACTGTAATGAAAATGGAGTTACTTATGTTGCATGGAACTGGTTAGCTGGTGGCACAGCTTCATCAAACACAGATGGAAGTATTACTTCTAGTGTTTCAGCGTCAACTACATCAGGATTTAGTATTGTGTCTTATACAGGTAATAATACTGCTGGTGCTACAGTTGGACACGGATTAGGAGCAGAACCTGATTTAATTATTATAAAAAATAGAGATAGTGCAGTTAATTGGCAAACTTATCATAAAGTATTAGGTAATCAGGCATATATGAGATTAAACACAACAGATGCTGTAAGTACAGGTGCAAGTATTTGGAATAATACATCTCCAACAAGTTCGGTATTTACTTTAGGTTCAGGATTTAATGCTGTAAATGAAAGTGGTTCAGATCATATTGCTTACTGCTTCGCAAACAAAAAAGGATTTAGTAAGTTTGGTTCGTATGTTGGGAATGGCGGAAATCAATTTATCTATACAGGGTTTAAACCAGCTTTGGTAATTGAAAAAAGAAGTTCTAATTCTTCTGAATGGGATATATATGATAATAAAAGAAATACATTTAACTCTGTAACTAAAGCATTAAAACCAAATGCAAGTGATGCAGAAGCTACTTATGGTGGTTTAAATTTTTTAAGTAATGGTTTTGAAGCAAAAGGAACATTAAATGATTCAGGACAGACGTTAATCTACATGGCTTTCGCAGAGCAACCACTAGTAGGAACAAATAACATTCCAGCAACAGCAAGATAACTATTGCATTGCACAAAATAATAGCTATATACTCATCAGGAGTTAAACAATGATACCATATACATTAGAGGAGTGGGAATGGATTACAAAGCAGTAAAAGATTATTGGACTAGATTCTTTAAAGATTGGCAAGAAGATGTAAAAGAATCTCAAAAAGAAATCTTGAAATTTTGGACAGACTTTTTTAAGAAGTAATTTTAGGAAGGCACGAAACAAATAGGAGTGCCTTATGGATTCTAAAGACTTTAAAAAATATTTAGCTGAACAGCTTAAAAACTGTTTATTTAATAAACATTCCAAATATCATTCATCACAAAGACAATCTCGTCCACGAGCAAAAGAAAATATCATTAACCCTAAAATGAAGGGTATCTAATGAAGAAGTGGTTGTGCAGAATACTTTTACCTTATATTGCACGACTAGAGAACAAAATGTGGAAAGTTGTTTATCTTAGAGATAAAATAGAAGATCATCTACCACCGCATAAGGATATGTTTAAATGAAAATCAGCGATCAAACTAATATTGCATTACCATTAAGAAATTTAATAGCCATTGTTAGTGCAGTAGCTATTGGTGTTTGGGGTTACTTTGGTTTAGTAGAACGAGTTAATAATTTAGAAACAAAAAATCAATTATTTGAAAAAGATTTACTAGAAGCATCAGTTCAAAAACCCATAGATCAAGAACAATTTATGTTATTAGAATGGCAAACAAAACAAATAGAAAAAATGCAAAAACAGTTAGAAGATAATGTACATACAGGCGTAATGTTAAAACAACATTCTAAAGAAATTGAAAAGATTAAAAAAGATTTAGAAAAACTTAAAGACGCAACAAGAGATATTAAGTTTGCGAATGGACATAAATAATGATTAAAATGGTTATTGCTTTATGTCTTTTTATAAATGGCGAATTAAAAGAGCATAGAGTTCAACAATCTATGTCTGATTGTTTAAAACATAAAAGAATAGCTACAAGAAATACAAATATGCAAGATAAACAATATGTTTGCGGTGAAGTAGAAGCACACATGATACAAAATGTTGATGGTAGCTTGTCTATTAAAAAAATTATTATAGAGAGTAAATAATGAACTGTATTTATAAATTATGGATTGGAATGTGTTGCTTGTTAAAAGATTGCAAGTGTAAACCTAGACCAAGTCCAGCTAATCCTAATCCTCAAATAGAAGCTAATCCTTTTAAATTTATATTATAATGGCTAAGAAATCTAAGACATTTGGTGCTACAGTTTTATATACCAAAACAAACAATGGTTCATCACAAGGAAGAATTACAAAATCATCTAAAGTAAAAACTATGAATAAGCATAAAAGAAAAGGCAGAACTAAAAAACAAATGAGATATAGAGGACAAGGCAAGGTTTGACATAAAAGTCAAATGCTCGTAATAGGAAATATGGCTAGAAAACAAAAAAGCACAACTGATGTTAAAATTGATATGATCTGTAGAGAGATCAAAGAATTAAAACAAGAAGTTAAACAATTAAATTCTCAAATGAATTTTGGGAAGGGCGCAGCTTGGATATTAGTTTTTCTAGGTTCGGTAGCTGCTGGAGTATATAATTATTTCGCTAGATAATTTATGTCTAAACATAAACGCATCTTAGTCATTTCTGACTTACACTTTCCCTTTGCACATAAAGATTGGTATGCGTTTTTATCTAAATTAAAAAAAACATATAAGCCTGATACTGTAATTAATATTGGAGATGAAATGGACTTTCATTCTATTAATGTAAGTCATAACATTGATCCTGATTTACCAAGTCCAAAAGACGAATTAGAATTAGGTAAAAGAGATATACAAAAACTACACAAGCTATTTCCTAAAATGGTTTTATTAGAATCTAATCATGGTTCTATGGTTTTAAGACGTGCTATGGCTAAAGGTATGACTAGCAAGTTTATTAAATCTTATAATCAAATATTAGAAGTTGGAAAAGGTTGGGAATGGAAAGAAAAACATTTTATTAATACTGATAAAGGCAGAGTATTATTTGGTCATCAGTTTACTCCTGATATTAAAAAAGCAGTTGCTCAATTTTCTATGTCCGTAGTTCAAGGTCATTATCATACGGTCAGTGAGTGCGTCATGGTAGCCAACGACTTCCACCTTAATTTCGGATTGACCGTAGGTTGTTTGATAGACAAAGAAGCACTTAGCATGAAATATATGCGACTGAATTTAAAAAAACCTATATTATCTTGTGGTTTAATAACTAATGGTATGCCGCATCTTACACCTATGTACTTGCGAAGAAATGGAAGCTGGGATAACAACGTATATATCTAAAAGGAGATCGTATGAAGTTAAGTGCAAATTTTACATTGGAAGAAATGACAAAAAGCCAAGTGGCTTCAAGAAAAGGAATACCTAATAATCCAAATGCAACACAAATAGATGCTTTAAAAGAATTATGTATGAATGTACTTCAACCACTTAGAAGCTATTATGATAAACCTGTTATTGTATCATCAGGTTATAGATCATGTGAACTTTGTATAGCGATTGGCTCATCTATTGATTCTCAACATTCTAAAGGTGAAGCTGCGGATATAGAAATTGTTGGAGTAGATAATAAAGAACTATTTGATTACATTAAAAACAATATAGACTTTGACCAGATGATATTAGAATTTTATGAAGGCGGTAATAGTGGTTGGATTCATGTCAGCTATGTATCTCCTAAAGAAAATAGAAAACAAACATTGAGAGCATACAGAGATGAAGAAACACAAAAAGTCAGATACCAACCCTACTCTTAGACAAGTCGGTGGTTCTCATTATCAATTAAAAATCCAACCCACTGAATACATCTATAAAAACAATTTGGATTACTTATCAGGTAATGTTATTAAATACATAACTCGCTGGAATAAAAAGCATGATTGCTTAGATAAACAGCTAGAGGATATTGATAAGGCAATACACTATTGTGAGTTATTAAAACAACTTGTAATAGAAAATGAAGATAAAAGCGATTAGAGTACGTTTTTTTTAACATTTGTATTCCAAAGGCTATCTGGGTCATGGTAAGGCAGATTCGTCAAAATTTGAGGGGTCTATGGCTTAAATAAGAACAAAATAAGAACGGAGTAATACCATGATTTGGAACTTATTAGGAATGGCAGTTAAAACTGGTGCTGAAGTCTATAAAAATAAAAAAGAATCTCAAAGACTAGAATCTGTTGCAAAAATGCAACACTATCAGAAAATGGCAGAAGGTAAAATTGAATGGCAAGGCAAGATTATTGAAAGCCATAAAGGTGATTACAAAGATGATTTTGTTTTAATTGTTTTATCTAGTCCAATTCTATTATTAGCTTATTCTGTATTTTCAGACGACCCAGAGATAGCTACCAAACTAGATACTTTCTTTACAAAGCTAGAACAAATGCCTTGGTGGATTGTTGGACTCTGGGCTTCAGTAGTTGCCGCAATATACGGATTGAAAGCTACAGATATAATTAACACCAAGAAAAAATGAACTATTACGAATATGAAGTCATAATAGCTTATAGAAATTTAGAATCTTTTGAAATAGGTTATACTGGTTTCTTGATTGAAGATACTGATGACCAAGCACAAGTTAGAACTTTTCTTAGTCATATCAATTCCAATTCCAATTACGAACTTATAGCGATTGAGATTGATAAGAAACCCATAAACTTTTCTATGCCTACTGATCCGAAAGTAATTAATACAGTTCATTAAACTAAAAGCATTTGATTTGATATATTAACATCACTAATATAATTTTTATTTTTATCTTTTGGATAAGCTAATTTTTTTAACTTAAAATTTTTTAATACATCTCTTTTATCTTTTTTGTCTGCGTGAATATAAATATATCTATGTTTACCAAGTATAGTTTGTTTTTTTAATTGTAATTTTTTAATAATTTCTTGTGGATCAGGAACATATTTATAATCTAACATAATTGAATCATACTGATTATTAAATTTTAATAATTCTTTTAATTTACTCCAATCATCTACAGTAGGAAAACTAAATCCAGCATCTAATCTAAACCAATGTGCTGCTGTATCTTTATATCCAAAAATATTATCTAGCTTTTTAGCTGTATAATCTTTTTTATGTAATCTTAAAAAATTAGCTATATCTTTTCTATTAATAGATTCTTCATTATTTCTTCTCTTAACTAATTTAACATTTAATTTATTATTTTTCTGATAGTGTCCAATATTTCTAAAATGAAATTCTTTACCATCTTTATCTATAAATTGATGAGTATTACTACTCATTCCAGTATAAATAAAATTAGTTGCCTGATAGATATAACCTGAATGATTTACGTTTGGATCAGCAAATGAAACTATTATAGTTGGTTTTTTTAACAATTTAATAGATTTAGAAACAAATTGACTAAGTGAATTTTTTGGTAAATTATCATCTGTAATTAACCTGTTTAATTCTAAAACATTTTTTGCATATTTTTCACCAGATATACTTTTGGCTAAAGTAGAACTTGGTGGCATACCAAAAGTTATAACCCCTTTTATAATTTTATTTATATATAAACCGAAAGAATAAGAGATTGAACATAATCTTTTAGCATAATGTTTTTTTAATAACCAATCTTCGTAAATTAATTTATTGATTGGTGTTATTTGCATAAAATTAAATAGGTAGAACGTAATACTTATTTCCCTCGTGATATTCTTTTAATTGTGCTTTAGGTAATAGTTCCATAATTTGACTAATAGTCTTAATGACCATTTTATCGTTAAAGCAAAAACAAATATAATACTGAGTATATTTAGGATCACACATTACTGTTTCCCAAGCACAGTATTTTTTTATATCTCGTATTTTGACTTTATTAGATGCTTTAATTTCTGCGTAGAATTGGCGAGATTTGTTGTAACAAAAATAATCAGGCTGAGCAACCATAAGACCAAGACGAGTCCAATGCGGAATAGGTGATTCAAATAAGTTTTCATCTGCGTTAAGGAGAAGTTTTTTAAAAGCATAGCCTTTATCTCTGCAATAATCTTCAAACCTTTTTTCTGCAAATCTTGGATCATAGTTTTTAACTCTATCATTATAGTTCTCCATATTTAGTTTGCCTTTTGGGTAGATTTGTTTTTCCATGTTCTTATACTATTTTGTAGTAAAGTGATTTGTTTTTTTAGTCTATCTATTTCTTCTTTCGCTTCTTCTAAATGTCTTTCTAAGATTAAAATATTATTTTGTTGTGCTTCTATAATCACTTCAAGATCATGTGTTCCACGAAATTTGTTATCCATTAGTTTAAATGCTTCTGGGCTGAAATATATGATCTCATGTACTCAACATAAGAAACATAGTTATTAAACTTTGCTTTAATCCTATCATACTCAGATGATGCAGTAGCTAGTCCAGCTAAATTTAGCTGGACTAGCTACTG